TTACCAACATATAAAATCCTTTGAAGGGTACCCACCCTCCTAAGAGGGTAGGCACATGTGTTAGTACGTCTAAGTAAATTACTTGTACTTATCGGCACCCGAGATTTTCGCTGCGATACCAGCGCGGCGCGGAGCCCAATTGATAAATTGGCCGATCTTAACCGCCACTTGGTTGGTCTGGAACATCGAGACCGCAGCCGAACCCGCCGTGTCCGGTGCGCTATCCATAATCAGCGACGCCTCACGCGAGAAGTCAATTTCCGGGCCTGCGTCCTCAGAGAGGTAAATCTCGTTCGGCAACAGAATGTCAATAACGTTACCCGCAACGTTGTTAGACGTGATAACCGGGAAACCCTCCAGCGTACCGCCGTTGAGGTCAAGGCCGGGGAACCACTTAGCGCCGAGTGCGTTACGCAGCGAACCCAAATGCAAAGCACGGGCAGGCGACATAAGCAAACGAATACCACCAACCGGGAGGTTGGCCGCAATCATCGGCGCAATAGCCGCTTGCAGGTCCGCAATGAGGTCCAGTGCCGATTGCGAGCCGTCCGTAGTGCCGAGCGTAGCGCCCGAGGCAACCGGAGTAACGCCGTAGAACAGACCAGCCGGGCTAACCGCCGTGGCCGCACCCGAACCGAGGAACGTAGCATCCAGACCTTGCGCCGTTGCCTCAACGAGGTTAGACAGCACCAACGACTCTACAGCCGGGTTGGAGAACTTGATAATCTCGTCCGAGAATGCCGAGATTGCGTACACCTTGTTCCAACCGAGGTTGACGTTAAAGAACGAGGCGGACGTAACCGGCGTATTCTTAGCTTCACCGACCCAACCGACCTGAGTACCACCGTTCATACCGTTAATACGGACGTTGAACGGAATCTTACGCATACCCTCCAAGCGACCCATAACCGTCTGCGGGTACAGCAGTTCAATAAAGTCCGCTGCGTACACTTCCGGGTAAATCAGGTTGCCCGCCCATGCCGCAACGGAGGTAGTACCAGCAGCGACAGCAGCCTTAACCACGCCATTAACAACCGCGTCATCCTTGTAGTGCTTAGCGGCCATTTGCTCAGCCAGCATCAAGTTACCGCGAGCGGCCATGAGCGTGAGCGCAACGCGGGCAACGGACGCACCCTTTTGCTTGTTGTCCTTAACTTCGACGCGCGAGGTGTCCGTAACGGTAAGGCCCTTTTCCGTAACGGCAACCGCAGCCGCAGCTACGCGGGCTTCTTCTTCCTTAAGCAGCGCAACGCGCGATTCGAGAGCCTTAATCTCCGCCTTGAATGCTTCAGCTTGCGTAACCTCGTCATCCGACATTTGCATGCCCTTGTTGACGATTGCGGCCAGCGAGTCCGACTTAACGAGGATGTTGGCGAGGGCCAGTTTAATTTGTTCAGCGAGGGTCATATGTAGTCCTATGTTTAAATCAAAGAGAAAGCAGAAGTTTCCGAACACGCATTTCATGCGTTTTGCGCGAGGCTTCCGCTTCCTCTTGCGCCTTAACAACCTCAGCCGCAGCTAGCGCCGCCGCCTCGTCTTGCTCTTGGGTGTTTTCGCCCGGTACTTCGCCCGCTTGCGCGGCCTCAGCATCCTCTAGCGACTTGAACGCGGTAATGACCGCCTCCGGGTTGCACGGGATAGAAACCAAGGAAAGCTCATGTACCTCCGCCTTGGTAAAGTCCATGCCACCGGATTTATTAGGTTCGTACTCCTCCGGTTTAAACCCGATGGATACGCCCTTAATGATTCGGTGCTTAACGCTGTGCCAAGCCTCGTCCGTGCGTTGCTTTACGGTCCCTTCCTCGTCTACCTTTGCAATCTTTCCCTTGAACGGGAGACCTTTAGGGGTAGCTTTGCCGAAAACCACAGTGCCTACCGGCTGTGCGTGGTTATGGTTCAGGAGGAGCGGTACCTCGCTTTGATAGCGCAAGCCCTCAGGCTTAACACTGTCCTTTACACGGTCCAAGGTTGGCGTACTTGCGATACCCTCAAACTCGCGGGCATCCTCATTAACGCTCTTGATTACAAAAGCGCTAAACGCCTTGATACTCAAAATATGCACTCCTAAAATACGAGAAGTTGGAAAGAGCGCTCCGGCTCAAGGTCAGCAGCAGCCAACACCGTTGCACCGAACGCCATACCCATAGCCACCATGCCGTCAATACGTCCGGTAGCTTTGGCTTTGTCCAGTTTGCGGTTACCGCTAGGGTCTTTTTGTACGACCGCGTTAGCCGCGCACATGGTTAGTACGGGGTTGTCGTCATGGACTACGCGCCCGTTGACTAGCTCCGCCTCCAGCGCGTCTAGCGCCGGGGAGAAGTCCTTAAAGCCCTGCCCGTGAGGGACCAATGGGAGGCGTCCGCCGTCTTTGCTTGGCGTATCTGCGTCTATGCCTATGTCTTTGAACTCTTTCTTAAGGAGGTCAATTCGCCAACGGTCATATGCGATGCTGTGTACCTCGTAGTCCTGGACAATCTCCAGAATGTCAGCGGCTACAACCTCGTAATCCACGGTGCGGCCGGGAGTAGTGCGTAGGTATCCCTGCTCCGCCCAAAGGTCATACGGCACACGGTCCCGCTTAGCTCTATCCTTAAGGCCCTCTTGGGGAGTCCAGAAGTAACTAGCAGAGTGCCATTTACCCTCGCGCCTACCGATAATCACGAACGCGGTTAAGTCGGTGCGGGCCGATAAGTCCAGTCCGCCGAACACTTGCGAGCCGGGAGCAAATACAGGCTCACCCGCGCAACTTTTCCACACGTCCCGCGAGACAAACGGGGAGACCGTGGAGACGCGTTGATTGAGGATAAGGTTACGGAACGTATTTTCCCGCGAGGGCATACGCTTAGCTTCCGCCGCTTGTTGCTCCACGTCTTGCCGGGAGCGGAATATACCTAGGGCCGGGTTAGCCGCTTGCCAACCCTTAGGGTCGTCTAGCTCCGCGTCCGGGTCCGCTGCGTACAGGTGGCACACAATGCGCGGGTCACCTGATTTAAGCGCGTCGTCAATCCAAATGGAGAGGAGGTCAGCATCGGTAGCCGCTTGCGTGCTAATCGCAATGACCAGCGCTTTACCATCATGCGCACCCTGTGCCGTGGTCACCGCGTCAATAAAGTCAGATTGCGGGCCGCGTACCTGTCCAATCTCGTCCAGAATGGCGAGGATAGGGGATAGGCCGTGCGTAGTAGCGGCTTCAGCGGAGAGCGCTTTGTACTCAACGTTAAGGGGCTTGCCCGTGAGCTTCTTACCCGAGGGGCTTACGTGTACAAGGTCTCGAATATCGGGCGACAATTGCACCATCTTGACCGCGAGGTTAAACACCAAGGCGGCTTGATCGCGCGACATAGCGCCGGAGACAATCTGAGAGTTGAGCTTAGCCTCAGGGCCAACGAGGTGAGCCAGCAAGATACACGCGATAATCGCGCTCTTACCGTTCTTACGGGCAATGCTGAGGATAGCCTTAGAGGTACCAGCGGGGTTATCGTAAACGTCTAGGATAAACTTGCGCTGAAACTCCTCTAAGCGTATCGGCTGGCCTACTAACGCGCCCTCCGGTACTCTTAGAAAGCGTTCGGCAAATGCAATAACCCGCTCGCCCCGCGTCAAGACCGCCGTAGCCTTTTTGGGGCCGGGGCCTTGGGGAGGGCGGACAATCATTGAAGCGTACTAAGGCCGGGGATAAGGGAGTGCTCCTCAGACCCGCGTACAGCGTCTACAGCAGCCTCCGCGCCCTGTTGGGCTACCAGCTTATTCCCGCCGTCCCGCGAGCGGCCTACAGTGGCCTCAGCGTGGACATGGACAACACGGGAGAGAGCCACGGCGCGGCGCGAGAGTTGCTCGATAATGGCGAACAATGGATTAGCCGTCTTGGTACCGCGCGCATTAACGAGGATTGGACCCTCATCGTCTAATTGCTTCTGATATTTTTCTACGTCAGCTTGGCAACGGGCCAGGTTAGCCGCTAGAGCTAAGTCCGCCTTGTTCCAAGTGTTAGCCGCGCGGGCCGATACGATAGCCTCCCAAAACGGGATGTCACACTCCCTTAGCTTTACATGCTCAGGAGGTTGTACCGGGCCAGCAATTACGGCTTGCATGGATTCCACGGCGTGCGTAGCTGAGTCTGAGCGTTTGCGAGCCATAGGCTTTAGTACTCCTATATAATGGGCTACGCGTATAACGCACGCGCGCACAACAGGGGAGCTAATCCGTAACGGGCCGGGATACCACCCAAACACCCGCACGGATTAACCTTGGTAATTGACCTCCCTCTAGACCACTAGAGCTAACTCGAATCGAACGAGCATAGGAGGCGTACACTGGCCGGAAGTGTAGGACTTGAACCTACCGAGCAACCGTATAGAAGTTACTCGCTACCCAACGTAGACCGCCGTTATAGATTTAATCCAAGCATTCCTAACGGACTAGCCGTAACGGGCCGGATTTATAAGAGCTAAGGCGTTTCCTAGCCTTTTTATGGACTTAGCGTTAAAACGAATGGAACCTGTCGGTGTCCAGCCTAAATGCGAGTAATTCTCAGCTATCCCCCCCATAGGATAACCGTATTGGTACCCACGGGCGTTAGGCTTAGGCTATCAGCACCACAATCGTGCATGCTTCTATGAGAATCGTTCTCATTTACATCAACTCGGACCGATTGCCTAAATATCGAGCATCCTAGAACCCTTGCCGTATAAATTTTCTTAGAAATATAAAACGTAATTTTCAGAATAAGAACACGTTTGAGAAATAAGAATATGAGGTCTCAGACCAATGTATTATCCAATGGTTACTACAATGATGGACAGTGGTTACTCATGGTGTAGACCAATGGTAACTCTCAATGTAATAACCAATGAGTAATCCAATGTAGACCAACAATGAGTTAGTCAATGCTGGACCAAGTTTAGGTAAGGTTAGTTATAGTCCAACCGTATGACCAAGCGTAGATGTAGAGCTAATGCAGACTATCTGATAGCAGACTACTTGATTACTAGAATGATATTGATTAATGAGATAACTATAGCAACTATAGATACTGCTGTTGTCCAATCCATCATATTATCTAATTCCAGTGGTGCGCTTTGTTAGTAGGATAACCATTATTATCTGTACCAGTGGTTACCTTATAACCTCTGTCATTAGCTGTTTTCCTCTCATGACATGGAGTACATAGGAGTTGCATATTCCTATCGTCATTAGTTCCACCATCCTCTAATGATTGAATATGGTCTACCTGACCAACTAATACAGCTATTCTACATTTAACGCATTGATAGTTATCTCTTTCTCTAATGCGCTTACGCTGAGCTACGCCTTTGCTACCTCGTAGCCTAGGGTTTAATACTGGTTTAACCATGGTGTTATCCTTAGTTATTAATTATTATACTAATAGGTACAGACCAACAGGATTTAACCTATTGGTATAACCATGGTTTTATATAGGGAATCAAAGAAGGGAAAGAGGCCGCATTGCACAGCCGAGGCGTTTAAAGAGTTTGCTTCTCTCTGGGTCTGTGTACGCCGTAATGTAGCGTCCGCTTACAAACCTGCGGCCAGTTGCTGGCGGGCTTTCTGGAGGTTTAAGAGCCAGTCCAGTGAGTCATATTTGGCATATCCAAGGACTTCCTTGAGAGCCGGAATGCTGAGTTTCTCGGATAGCCTATGAATGGCAATCTTTCGTAGGTCGTTAAAATCCGGTCCATTAAGACCGAGTTTAGTACGGAGTCTAATGAACGCGGTTTGAACAGTGTTCTTCTGGAGGTCAGGAAATACACGGGAGGTATTATAACCGAGCCTACGCGTTAATACCGTCTTGGCTCTCGGAGTTAGCTCTATTACTCGTGTCTCATTCATGCGGATAATACCTTGGTCCAATTCAACCTTATTGGATTCAAGGTCGATAATCTCCTGTTGGACTAAGCCGGTGTCCAATGCAAGTATTAGCACGTCCGATAGGCTGTTATTAGCTTTGTCTTTAGCTCCGTCAATAAGTGCATCCTCCTCAAACTGAGTAATCGGTCTGTACGGGAGATTAAGACGGCGCGCGCGGAGCATGGTTACGGGATTAGCCGGAACCGTAATACCCATGTGTCTACGGGAGTGCTCAATTACAGACTCGATAATATCTAGCTCGCTATCCGAGAGGTTTTCTAATTCGGTCTCTTGAATGTCTACGATAGGTGTCTCATACGTTTCCGCAAGACGTTCCTTAAGCTCCTCAGGGAACGAGGGATAGTACAGTGAGTACTCCTCAGCAGCTTCCGCAAGCGTGAACTCGTAAGCGGGCTCTGTCTTTAGCTCTCTCAATTCGGCATCCTTGGCAACACGCCAAGCCTCAGCCTCCTCTACCGTTGCGAACGTCTTTTTAACTGGCCTAGCCTTATCCACGCGGACTACAGCCTGGTAGCTCACTCGTCCGTCTTTTCCGTATTTTGTAATGATGTTCGGCATGTGGTTTCTCTAATAGTTTGATTGCACGCGCGCTACTGTACTAGGGTAAACGGCGTGTTGTCAATGCTTTTGCGCAACTCTGTACACACTTAACACGTCGGGTATGTACCTACGCACAAAGATTGACAAGATATGTGTACTCGCGTACATTTCGTTCCGTGGTCAGCGCAGTAGCAAGCGCTAGCAGCAAGGCGGTGAGCGCTAGAGTACAAGGGAAGTAAACGGTTCAACAAAAACGTTGACACCCGAATGCGGCCTAGCTAACATTCAGCCCACGCACTTGTTACTGTGTGTAACGAGGTGAAACAAAGTTGTAGGTAAGTTTGACATGCGATAGGCGAGTTACCGGGCATGTGGCCGTTAGGCACCGGGTACTGTTGGTGTGGCGAACCATTAGCGCACAAGTTAAGCCCGTAGATAGGTGTACCAGTTGTGGAATGGCGGTAAGGGATTAGACCCGAGCCGTAACGACAAGTACCGGATAACGAGTTAAGCCGGATCGAACCGTAGCAGCCGCAGAGACACCAAGCCGTACTTACGTATAGCAAGGTTGACAGAGCGGTGAGGGGTCTTAAATCCCGGTGCACAAGTGTTACGGAGTAACTGAAGTTACCAAGGCGCATTCTATAAGAGTGTTCCTTGCTAACCAAAGGAATCCCATGCGTGCATACATTGACCAACGCCAGAAGTTTACCGATGTTACGGAGGTCTTGCCAGCGTCCGCTAAGAAACCCAAGCAAGCGCCGTCTAAGCCATCGCCTGGTATGACAGCGGAGCGGGTACAGGGGTTCAAGTTTAGCCGCAACACTAACCGTAACGCAGCACCGACCAAAGCCGTACCTTGGTCTGACATTCCAGAATGGAGGGACGCGGACAGCACCGCACTACCGTATGGCAATTAGTTAGACGTACCAGGTAAAGGTTACCTGACCAGTAACCAAGTCGTTGCGTGAGCAACCAGTAGCACCACAATACATGATTAAAACTTTGCAAGTCTCCGTACCCGTTAGCGGCAAGCCTGCTTTGCTTGGCCTAACGTCTAGCCTGACCCATTGCGGTATGCATGTGTATCGAACGTGCGTAACTGAGCTTAACCGTGGGATGCTCGTAACGGTAGTAACCAATTGCGCGGGAGACTTCGAGGAGACGCTCCGCGAGCTTGCCGCAATACTTCCGACACCGAATCAAATTGAGGTACAGGACGAGGTACCGCTCTTTCATTGACCGAATTACTTAGGAATCCAGGTAGTTAGGAATCCAGGAAGTTGTAAACGCAACGGGGCCGCACTAGGCCCTACACCCTCTTTAGGAACTGATATGAACACCACCGCAAAGACCGCAGCAACGCCCGCAACGCAGCCGCGCCCGTTCAACTTTGACCGCGCGCACACCGTAGGCCAGTACCTCAACTTTGACCAAGACGCTAAGCGCGTTGTGGTCGGTAACCGCCGCGAGTCAGACAAAGAATTCTTTAGCCTTAAGTCCCGCGCCGTGCTGCGCTAACCCACGAACCACAATAGTTAGGAGTACAGCGGAAGTGGAGCGTAATTTTATCAAGCCGGAACGGGCTACGAGTTGGGTACCTAGCATGGGTAAGCCCGCGAACCTGAACGCACACGGCGTAGCAGTAAAACCCCGTGTAGCAGGACGGGCCGTAATCAAGTGGAACAAATCGGGCAAACACTCGGAGGCGGTATGAACGAAGCAAAGTTTAAGGTTGGTGACAAGGTAACGCCGCGATCCAACCAGATCGGCTTCACCGCAGGGCGGGCATATGAGGTTACCTGTGTGCGCCTTAGTTGCGGAGGTAGCCATTATCAAATCCACCTTGCGGCAGATGACCACGGGAATACCGATAGGCACCGTGCGGAGTGCGAGTTTGAACGTATTGCAGCACCCACGACCAATGTCCGTATCCTTGAGCGCGGCAAGCTCCTTGACACCGAGTTTGATACTCCGGTAGCCGCTGGCGATTGGTTGCGGGATAACGGTATCACGGGCGAGTTTGAGCTTATCCGTGTGGAGTCTCTCGGAAAGGTGCGCGCTAGTATCAAGGTGGAGGCAGCATGACGATCCTAAGCGAGCATTCCGAGCTAGAGCTAGTCGAGAATCCGCACGATTCCGGTTGTGGTCCGTGTGTGTTCTCTACCGATATGTTCGGGTGCGTATCGCACTCATGCTTTGCGGACTTTCTCCCGAGCGAACACCCGCTTAAGAATTCCCCGCATTCTCTTGTGTGGCTCCGCAAAGCCGCCTAATCGTTAAACATAGATACTTAGGAGTACATGGATATGAGCAAGCAATTTGAGGTTGGTGACAAGGTGCGCAACGTCAGCGACGGCCCGGCGGAGTGGTACGGCGTGGGCGCGCAAATCGGCTGCGTATATACGGTAGTAGAAGTAACCGAGGGTGTGGACGGGCAACTCCTCCGCCTAGCGGAACTGGCTAAGGTACACCCGCACCATAGACGGTGGGCGCGTAAGTATGAGTTGGTCAACGAACCCGCAACCGTCTACAAGGTTATCAGCACGGATTACCCGGAGTGCTTAGCGTGGGATATCGAGTACGCCAGCGTGGAGGAAGCAGAGGCGGGTATCCGCGAGTCTGCCGAACCGGGCCGCACATTCGAGATTTTCTCCGTAGTTCGCACCGTGCATAAGACTGTGAAGCTCACCGAGCGCACGGAAACAATCCGTGAGCTTAACGAAGTCAAGTAACCAACCTTTAACCATAGATACTTAGGACTACTGGTATGAAAGTGTACCTTTGCGGGCCGATCAATGGCCGCTCCGATGACGATTGTAAGACGTGGCGCGCACAGGCTACCGGTATGTTGGGCGAGTCTCACGTACTGGACCCAATGCGGCGCGACTACCGAGGTACTGAGGCGGACAACGTGGCCGCGATTGTGGAGGGTGACAAGGTAGATATTGAGGAAAGTACGGTTTTCCTCGTTTACTTTGATAAACCCTCTGTTGGTACGAGCATGGAAGTGCTGTTGGCCTATCAGCAGCATAAACCCGTAATCGTCATTGACGCGCAGGATAAGCCGCTGAGTCCGTGGTTGCTATATCACAGCACATCCGTTTTCAAGTCAGTAGACGCCGCTGTTATGCACATTTTAAGGGCTACGGAATGCGGCTGAGTTACCACCTGAAAGTAGTAAGCCACTGTCCGGTAGACGGCAAGCGCGACGTGTACGAGACGGAAGTACGCTCTGAACGTCAAATCAACGTGGAGGAGATTCTAGCCTTGAGTGACGAGTACACCACCGCGTCTATGTTCCAGGAGGCGCTAACGCTGGACATGGCGCAAAAGCTAGGCGCGGAGGTTATCACCAAGGGCTACCACTCTGGCGTACTCGTAGTAGCTCACGCGCCTTAAATGGCGTTGCATTACCACGGGCTACCTCTAACTCCCCTGGCTACTCTGTACGAAACGTTCAACGGTCAAAACGTGTGTATCTCCTATGCCACGGCCCGTGAGACGAATATAGATTGGGCGTTAAAACATGCTCAGTCGGTAATGTGGGATAACGGCGCGTTTAGTTATTACCAGAAAAACGGTAACGATATGGACCCTAACGCGTTTTACGCGTGGCTTGAGGGGAAGCTAGGCCACCCACATTGGGCCGTGGTCCCGGATGTTATCGGCGGAGACGTGGAGAAACAAAGGGAGTTTCTAAAGACGTGGCCCTTTCGGAAAGAGTTAGGCGCGCCCGTTTGGCATTTGGGCCTAGACCTGGATTACCTCCTTGAGCTTGCAGACGAGTGGCCGAAAGTATGCCTAGGATCGTCCGCAGAGTACTGGCAAGTTGGTAGCCCACTGTGGGAAGCGCGCATGGATGATGCGTTTGATTATCTATCGTCTAGACGTACCTCGCTCCCGTGGCTTCACGGTCTCCGTATGTTAGGCCAGCTACACAAGCGTTGGCCGCTCTCTAGCGCCGATAGCGTCAATGTGTCTCGTAACTATAAGTCAGCCGGAAAGTGTCCCGGCTGTATGGCTAATCGTATCAACGCTGTAAACCCTCCTTTAACGTGGCGCGAGCCGCAACAAATCGACATACAGGAATTTGAAATGGCTAAGACTATCGTAGAAATCGACGCACAAATCGCAAACCTCCAAAAGAAGCGCGCTGAAATGGCCGCCGCCGAGAAAGCTCAAGGGTTCATTGACAACCTCAAGGCCGGGGACGTTATCCAATTCGTCTTTGGTCGAAAGGACAACCGCAAGACCTACGGCGGGGAAGTCCGCTCAGTTATCGACACGGACAAAGGTAAGTTTATCCGCGTGATTAAGGGCGACGGCGCGGAGGAGGAGATTGTGTCTATCCGTCCGGGCGACATTGTGGGCGTTGGTGAGGAGGCCCAAGAGGCTGAGGCGCGCGGCGAGGCGCAAGCGGTTGTATTCCAAGAGGTGTACGGCGGCGGCGCTTCCGCCGAGGCGGCTAACGGTGACCCACTGGCTAACCTGATCTGAAGTGAACTACTTCATTACGGACGCATGGGGCCGCTCTCGCGCGTCTCATGCGGGTTACCCCACGCTCATAGACGCAATGACCGCGTTACGTGAGGAAGTGGACACCGACCCGATAGAACACCCTGACGAGTACCCGTTTCTAATCCGCGACGCAGCGGGCGAGACGCAGTACACGCTAGAGATATCTACCGCACTTAAGAGGGCGACATGATTAAGCGCATTGCAACGTGGTTGCGCAGTAAAAGAGAGCAACTTGAGGCGCGGAGGCTTGAGTACCTTAAGCGTATCGAGAAAGAGCATTACCTGGAATTCCTGGAGTGCAACGAGGTAGCGCGAGACCTTGGGCGTATGGCCGCGACGGCCCGAATTGCCGGGGCATGTATCACCGCTGCAACGTACAAAGAGCAAGCCCAAGAGGAGTACGAGGCCGCAGACTTTCATTACGCGGCGTATATCGAAGCGCGGGAAATGTACCGCCAAGCAACCAACAATTAAGGATACGACCATGCACCACATTACACGCGCCGTACTCGTTGCGTTCAACGCAGCACACCAAGCCGCCGCAACTATGTCTGTAGCCGTCCGGGTCAAGTTGGTAGACATGCACGTTAAAAGCCTTAGCGCGATGGTTAAGCGCGCGGAGTCGCGGGTAGCTCGCTTTGGTCAACTCGCCTCGTATCACCGAGTACAGGCGTATAGCGCCGAGCAGATTGCAGGCAAGGCCGCACATGAGGCTAACCGTGTTGCTACCGTGGCTACGGCAGAGGCCGCGAAACACGGCGTAGATAAACAGTTTTAAGGAGCGGTTATGTCACTCGCAACTATCGTATTCATTATTTTCCTCGTCCTCAAACTCCTGGGTATTGGCGTAGTGGCTACGTGGTCTTGGTGGCTGGTTACCTTGCCGCTTTGGATTGGGTTTGCCATTTGGGCGGCTCTAATGTTGTTCGGGGCCGGAGTGTTTGGTGTACTCGCGATCTTCACGGGTAAGCGCAAAAGCCGCAGCAAGTACCGTTTCTAAGGAGGTGACAGCGTGAGCGATTCTAAGGATTGGGTAGCGCACGCTGAGAGGTTGCCGGAGGGATACACGCGCAAGATTCCGCATGATTGCGGAGAGGGCGCGGCCCTCCAGCTTAACCACAAAGAGGAAGGATACAGCGCGTACTGCCACCGCTGCGGTTACAAGGGTTGGCATGAAAAAGCCCCGGAGAACCTGGCGGCTAAGTTAGCGCGTATCGAGCGAATGCGGGACGCTGAGCGGATCGCACAGATTAGCCCTAGCCTACCCATGCCAGCCGTCTATGAGCCGCAGCAATGGCCCCTTGCGGCCCGTGTATGGCTCTATCGGGCTGGAGTTAGCAATACAGATATAGAAGCGTTGGGAATTTACTGGAATCCCGAGCTAGAGCGCGTGGTATTGCCCGTGCGCAACGAGGCCGGAGAGGTTGTGTACTGGCAAGCCCGCACGCTATTACCGCCGACACTGGCAACCAAGTATAAGAACCCGCGAGTAGATAAAAGCCGCCTTATCGCTAAGTACGGAGAGGGCGCGGCCATAGTGCTAACCGAGGACTTGCTTAGCGCATGGAAGGTTAGCCGGGTTGGTGTGGCGGGTTGGTGTCTGCTAGGTACCAAGATCAACGACCACACCGCAGCCGAGATTATCAAGGCGGGTAAGCCTGTGTACACCTGGCTAGACCCGGACAAGGCGGGGCAAACAGCAGCAAGACAGATTGTTAAACGGTTACGTGCGTATGGCGTTAAGACGTGTAGCGTGCTTAGCGAGCGTGACCCTAAGTTATTGAGCCGTGACCAAATTAGAGACGTTCTAAATGAGTACAGACCTTAGGAGTACGTAGGTACATGAGCCTGGAAATTACTTTGTTAAGGCTGTTCAAGACGCGGGAGCGGCATGAGCGGCTAGCTAAAGCGGTACCGACAGTAGCACTAGAGGAAAAGAGCAAGGTAATCCTCGCAGACTTTGGTAAGTACTTCGCTGAGTTTGCGGGCGTTGACCGCATCGAGCTAGACCCGTTTATGTTGTGGTTCGGCTCGTTCCAGCACCCAACGCTAACGGCTGAGCAACTAGGGCTTTACCGCAGCTATCTAGGCAGTGTGTTTAGCGAGGATTGCGACCCTGCGTTAGAGGCCGGGATTATGGAGCGCTTGCTCGCAGCGGAGACGGCGCACCGCGTAACGGACCTCGTTAAGAAGTACGAAGCCGGGGAGGAGATAGACCTTTATATCTCGCTCCGAGAGGAAATTACCCGGTACGAAACCAACACGACCCGTAAGGGTAGGGTCCCGTGGGTTGATACCGACATTGAGGACATTCTCCAAGACGACAAGGACGACCGGGGTTTGCATTTCCGGCTGGAGTGTCTAAACCTCGTTATGCGTCCCGTTAGGCCGGGTGACTTTATCGTGTTGGCTGCTCGCCCTGACAAGGGTAAAACCACAATGGTAGCCAGTGAGATTACCCACATGGCAAAACAGTTTGACGACTATTACGGCCCCGGCCACGGGCGTTACGTCTTGTGGTTCAACAATGAGGGTCCGGGTAGGCGAATCGTCCACCGTATCTATCAGTCCGCGCTTAACTGTACTACCACAGACCTAATCAAGCTCACGCAGAAGGGTGAGATTAAGAGCGCTTACGCCGCAGCCGTGGGCGGTGTTGACCGTATCCGCGTTATGGATATTCACGACTTTTATAGCTACGAGGTAGAGGACATTATGCGTCGCTGTCCTCCTGGCTTGGTTGTGTTTGACATGGTGGACAACATCAAGTTTAGTGGGTCCGCCAGTAACGGAGGTCAGCGGACAGACCAAGTATTAGAGGCCATGTACCAATGGAGCCGCCTTATGGCCGTTAAGTACGACACGCCCGTTATTGCTAACTCACAAATTAGCGCGGACGGTGACGGCCTCACGTTCCCTACGCTCTCCATGCTCAAGGATAGCAAGACCGGCAAGCAAGGTGCGGCGGACGCAATCATTACCCTTGGGTCTAGCAATGATCCATTTTACGAAAAGACCCGTTGGATTGGGCTTACTAAAAACAAGCTCGCCCGCACGGGACAACCCAAGAGCCCGCAAGCTGAAGTCCTCTTTGACGGGGACCGGGGACGCCTCCTTATGCCTACTGAAGCGGCGTGATTAGCTTAGTTGTACTGATCCAATTACCAGTAATTTTACCGGGCATGTGCGTACTCGCATGTGAGATATGGCACGCCCTAAAGGATACGGAATGAACAACACTCGAAAGATTCTGATTATCGGCGCGGGCTGTATCGCGGTTGCTGCGTTGATTGCTGCGTGTTCTCCCGGCGCGGCCCCTGTGACCTACGTACAACCTCCACAACCGCCTGTAATGAACGCCGTACCCCAAGCCCCTGTGACGGTTATCCAATCCGCTCCTCCGGCTCATGACGGGTTCATTACGGGGATGCTCATGGGTCACCTTATGAGCGGCGGAGGAGGCGTCCAGCGCAATACGACCGTGATTAGCCGGAGCGTTACCAACGTTACCCGCGTGGCTCCGCGCACCTCGTATAGCTACAGCCGTCCGAGCTATACCTCCTCGCGTAGTTCCTCGTTTGGTTCGTTCCGGAGACGTTAAGAGTGACAGCAGAGCAAGCCCGCTTGTTGCTCGCGGCATTGGATGCCGCATTGCTTCGAGCGAAGAACGATAACGCGCCTGAATCGGAGATTGCGGGTATAGAGCGCGCCCTTAAATCAATCGAGTGGTACCGGGGAGGGTGGTAAGTGATTCCAACCGGATTTAAGCCGATGTTAGCCGCAACGCTCACCAAGCCGGAGCTTATTAAGTTTCCTGTGTGGGCCTCGCCCAAGATTGACGGTATCCGCTGCGTGGTGTTTGGCGGGGTTGCGTATAGCCGCTCACTAAAACCTATTCCTAACCCGCACGTACAAGCATGGGCAAAGGAGTACGCCAAGGAGCTAGAGGGCGTAGACGGTGAGCTAGTAGTAGGCAGCGCAACGGACCCTAACTGTATGCAAAACACCACCAGCGGGGTAATGAAACACTCCGGGACGCCCGCCTTTACGTTCCATGCGTTTGACGTGTACATGCCAGGCGTGAAATTCAGCGAGCGGTTAGACGTTGTGGAGGACCGTGTACGCCAGTGTGGTAACAGCACGTACACCACCGCAGTAATGCACCACGAGGCTTACGACTTGGAGAACGTAGAGACCCTGGAGGGGAGTTTCCTACTTGAGGGCTACGAGGGCCTCATGCTGCGCGATATGGGCGGCAAATACAAATGCGGACGCTCCACGGAACGCGAGGGCGGGCTAGTTAAGGTCAAGCGCTTTGTAGACGCTGAGGCGGAGGTTATCGGGTTCGAGGAGGAAATGCGTAATGAAAATGAGCGTAAGACTAACGCCCTTGGAAATGCCGAGCGTAGCAGCGTATCTAGCGGACTCGTTGGAAAAGGTACGTTGGGCGCATTGCGTTGTCGGTCTAGCGAGGGCTTCGAGTTCAACATCGGTACGGGATTCTCTGCTAGTGACAGAAGGGCTCTATGGGAGTCTCGTGAGTCTCTTGCGGGACGACTTGTAACGTACAAGTATTTCCCGCACGGCATTAAAGAGGCCCCACGTCATCCTGTTTTTAAATCGTTCCGCGCACCTGAGGATATGAGCTAATGCGTACATACAACGGTAGAACGCTTGAGCAACTTGAGCAGATTTGCACTGAAATTGAGGCTATCGAGGACTTGGGATTTGACGCCACACTTGGCGACGAGTCCGAGGGAGCACGCACTATCCTTGACTTGGTAAAACACCTACGCGAGATTCAAGGTAGCGTGACCTAATGCCTCCGCAAATCCTAACCGCTACGGGCCGCTACTTCGACTTTAGCAGCCCCACGGCGGACATGATTGATATTGAGGACATAGCCCACGCCCTCAGCCGTATTAACCGTTTCACGGGCCATACGCGGGACTTCTACAGCGTTGCGCAACATTCAGTTGCTGTCTCCGAATTGGTACCGCCTGAGCATGCCCTCACGGGCCTCTTGCATGATGCCTCTGAAGCGTACATGGGTGACTTGTCCAGCCCGCTTAAACAACTCGTCCCGCAATACAAAGAGATTGAGCAACGCGTAGAGCGGGCTATCTGTGCGCGGTTTGGGTTGGTGTACCCGCTGGACCCCAGCGTTAAGCAAGCGGACCTCCGTATGCTCGTTACTGAGCGGCGCGACCTTATGCCTAAGCCCCGTCCCGAGCTTCACGGTACTGACATGATTGCATGGAGTTGGGCGCGTGGTATCGAGCCGATTAGACGCCGGGTACGTCCGCAACCGAGCCGCGAGGCTTATCTCCGCTTCATGCTGCGATTTACTGAACTGACAAACTAAGGAGTACTGATACGTGAGTTACGTTGTATTCGACGTAGAGACTAGCATTAAGACCTACATGAAGCGGAAAGCATCGCCCTTTCACCCTGAGAATTACGTTGTAGCTAGTGGCTGGAAACGTAAGGACGGAGAGGTACAGGGTGAGTACTTCGGGAGGGGCGCTAAACCGTTTGATTGGTTTACGAAACTGCTAAAGGGTACAACGTTGCTCATTGGCGTTAATCTAAAATTTGACTTGCTGCATGCGATAAAGGAACCGCAAAACCTTGAGGCGTGGCAAGAGTACGTAGCACGCGGCGGCAACATTTGGTGTTGTCAATTGGCGGAGTACCTTTTGAGAGGTATGGAACCAAACGCGCAAATGATGTCAATGGACGACATGGTTACGGCGTACGGAGGTAACCTTAAGATTGACGAGGTTAAGGCCCTTTGGAATGCAGGTATCGACACAGCAGATATCGACCGCGATTTGCTTATGCGGTACCTGTGCGGAGACGAGAGCGGCCTAGGTGACATTGGTAACACGGAAAAGATTTTCCTAGGTCAGCTAGCTAAGGCTCGCAAGACCGGACAGACTAAGAGCCTGCTACTCAATATGGGTTCGCTTATCTGCACGACCGAAATGGAACGTTGCGGAATGTACGTTAATAAGGAGTTGGGCCTAAAGCTCGCCTCCGAGTTGCAGCAGAAACTACAGGAGATTACCACCGAGCTACGCGCGTACTTACCGGAGGACTTGCCGTTTGACTTCAATTGGTCTAACCGTTATCACCTCAGTCCGCTAATCTTTGGCGGTAAGGTTAAGTACGAAAAGCGCACGCCGATCCTGGATGACGATGGTAAGCAAGCGTACACGAAGAAAGAGGAGAAACACCTTTACCTCAAGGGGAAGCCCACAACGGTAGACGGTAAGCCTAGCTTTCAGACTATGCCCGTGGAGGACTGGCTTAGGCTAGACCACCAACCGGAGCCAGTACGGTATCTCAGCGGTAAGAACGCGGGCGAGTACAAGACTATTACTAAGAAGGTTGACGACCTTAGTAAGCCCAAGTCAGCAATGCGGGAGTACTTCTACGAGTTTCCCGGATTCACCGAGCCTAAGCCGGAATGGGCCAGTAGTACGGAGGGGTTGTACAGCGTTGCAGGAGAAGTTATCGAGGCGTTGGGTAACCGCGATATCCCTTTCCTTAAGACGCTCTCCGAGGTTGCCAAGCTCAGCAAAGACCTAGGCACCTATTACTACACGGTGGACGAAAAGACGGGCGAGGCTAAGGGAATGCTTATGCTCGTTGGCATTGACTCAATTATCCACCACAGCATTAACCACACGTCCACGGTTACGGCGCGCTTCTCGTCTAATAACCCGAACCTCCAAAACGTTCCTAAGGGCGAGCTAGACGAAAACGGTGCGCTTAAGTCAGGTAGCCAGGTAAAGCTAGTCTTTGAGTCGCGGTTTGGAGAGGACGGGCAAATTGTCCAGTCTGACTTTACCGCTCTTGAGGTGTACGTACAGGCGATTCTATCCGGCTGTAAGCAACTTATCGAGGACTTGCAAGCAAGCCTTGACATGCACTGTGTACGCGTTAGCCAGAAAGAGGGCTGCACGTACGAGGAGGCTTTGCTTTGGTGTAAGGGCGATAAGGATAAGGGTATCGCTCCGCGTGAGGGTTGGCCTAAGAAACGGTCGGAGGCGAAATCTTTTAGCTTTCAGAGAGCTTATGGGGCTGGCGCGGCTAAGATTGCCGAGTCTACGGGTATGAGCCTTGAGGACGTGCAAGCGCTTATCAAGGCTGAGAACGAACGGTACCCCGAGCTTGAGGAGTACAACCGCCAAAAGACGGAGCGCATTAAACGCAGCCGCCGACCAACGCAAAACGTACAGCCGCACCCGGACGTACCGGGCCTTATGTGCCAGCTTGGTAAGGGCTTCAGCGTTACGCCTGATAACAAGGTCTATAGCTACCGGGAGAGTCCTACGCCAGCATGGGTACTGCGTAACCCGCGAGCCGGAGCAATGCCGCAAGGATTTAGCCCTACGGAAATCGCTAACTACGAGGTACAGGGTACCGGCGCGGAGTGGGCTAAGGCCGCTATGTGGTTGGCGATTCGTGCGTTTTACGCTCGTAAGAATTTCGGCGGGCTTGCGCTACTCATTAACCAGTGTCATGACGCCTTGTACAAGGACTCTCACAAGTCCGTACTCGTTGAGTCTAGCGCATTGCTACACGCTTGCATGCTGGAGGCGTCTACGTTCATGGAATGGTTTTTTGGCTGGACCATTCCCGTACCTGTGCCTAGCGTGACTGTACATGGAGACAACATGATGCAGGAGCAAGGCTTTAACGGAGACTTTGAACAGTGCGCCGATAAATTCCGCGTTGAACTGAGACAGCAATACATGAGCGGCTACACGCCCTCGTTTCTTCATTAAATCAAACACACATTAACTTAGGACTACACATATACATGACGCAATTTAATCTCGCTGACGTAATCGCACAAGCCGCTAAGACGGGTCCGGATATGACCCAGGTTAAGCAGAGCGCGGAGTACACGCCTCCCGCCGCTGGCATGGCCCGTGCGCGCCTCGTTGGTTACTTCGAGCTTGGTAAGCACGAAGAAGAGAACATGCAAGGCAAGATGGTTTTGCGGGATAAGGTGGACTTGGTGTTTGAGCTTTCCGGCCCGAACCATGAGCCCCGTAAGATGGATGACGGTACGCTCATTCCGCAACGTGTCACCGTGCAAGAGACGCTTAGCTTTAGCGACCGCGCTAACTTCTTCAAGCTCTTTACCATGATGAACGCCGCCCACGGCGGTACTGCTACCCATATGGCGCAACTCTTGGGTAAGCCGTTTATCGTTGAGGTGTTCCACAAAAAGAGCAAAGACGGTAAGAAGGTCTACGCAAATCTCAAGGGGCCGAACGGTTATAACTTCCGTGGTACGTCCGTTCAAGACGTACTTACTGGAAACATGGTTACGGTTGAGGTTGCCCCGGCTCTCACAGAGCTTAAGGCGTTCATTTGGGACTTGGCTAATAAGGCCATGTGGGATTCGATCCACATTCCCGGCTTCTACGAGGAGCGCAAAGACGATAAAGGCAATGTCACTAGCCCCAAGCGCTCTAAGAACGTCCTCCAAGAGCGAATCATGAAAGCCGCTAACTGGAAAGCACACCCGCTGGCCGCTATTGCAGGCGCACCGGAGGGTACCCCGGAGGCGGACATTCCTGAGGCTGAGACGCCGGAGCGTGGTGAGGCCCCGGCAAATGAAGCGAGCGCGGATCCGCTGGCCTCGTTGGGCTAAGCATGACTCTTGACTTAGCGAGCCTGATAGCACAGGCCGCTGAGTCCTCCCCACAGTTCGGAGCGGGAGTATTTCCCGCTACCGTCCCCGGCTTGGTCATGCATCTTGACGGGGATTACCTCGCTTACTACGCGGCGGGAAACGATGACTGTGAGCCCGCTAGGGCGCGTCATAACGCATTCGACCGCATAGAGCTAATGAGGCTGAGGAGTGGGGCGGAGTCGGTAAGGCTACACCTTAGCGCAAGTGGTTGTACCAAAGCGCACAGGTACTTAATCGCAACGGTTAAGAAGTATCAAGGGCAACGCTCAGGACGCAAACCTAAGAATTGGGCGTACCTCCGGGAAGTACTGGAGCATTACGAGGGGCCGCGCTTTACGCCTAAGGTTTGGGTAACGCGTGAGGCGGACGATGGTATTGCGTATTGCGCACACCAAGGTAAGTCCGTTATTGCTACGCGCGATAAGGATATGCGAATGCTCCCCGGAGTGCATATCAATTGGATGGACTTCACGGTTACAGAGGTACCGCCTGGCGCGTATGACGTTATGGGCGTTGACGGTCTCCAGTACGGTTCTAAATGGTTCTTTCTGCAACTCCTCCAAGGAGACACCGCCGACAACATACCGGGGTTGCCTAAGTTATTCGGGCAGCAATGCGGAGAGGCGCGGGCGGTTAAGTACCTCGCGGGAACCACTGACGCAGCGCAAGCGCAAGACCGCGTAGAGGCCGCGTATCAGGACCATTACGGGAGTGCATGGGTAGACGCCCTCATAGAGCAAGCGGCCCTGCTATGGCTCCGTACGGACGCCCAAGCAACAATTAGAAACGTAGCTGAGGCATTCCCCGAACCTAAACGCGAGTTATTGGCCGGGATTGACCGGCTGGAAAGTCGCGTTACCAAGGAGCTTAACGCATTGAAAAAGATTGGACAGGAGTATGAATGAGTTGGCTCTATTCGCGGGCGTGGGTGGAGGATTGCTTGCGTCTAAAGTACTCGGATGGCGCACCGTCTGCGCTGTCGAGTACTCCGAGTGGAACGCAGGCGTACTTGCTCAGCGACAAAATGACGGAATCTTGGAGCCCTTCCCGATATGGGATGACGTGCGCACCTTTGACTCAAACCGCTGGCGCGGCTCTGTTGACATCGTTTCAGGGGGCTTTCCGTGCCAAGCGTTTAGCACAGCCGCCAGGGGGCGGAATATTGCGGAAAAGAATCTATGGCGAGAAATGCGCCGGATTATCTGCGATGTTGAACCTCGCTTCGTGTTCGGAGAGAACGTCAGCGCAAAGGCAATTGACGCCGCGTGCGACGACCTCGAGCCGTTGGGTTACAAAACCCGCGCAATTACCCTTTCAGCGCAAGACATGGGTGCGGACCACATTCGGGAGCGGCATTGGTTTCTTGCATACGCCGACGACAAAAGCGAACTACTCCGCGCCGTCAATGCAGAAATGGCCCGCAGCACGGGCATTTACAGCCGTGTTTGGGAGACCTTCCCCGATGATCCAGGAGTGGTTAATGGGCTGGCCCGTAGGGTGGAGCGATATACGGCCACTGGAAACGGCCAAGTTCCTATCGTGGCTATCAATGCACTCCTTACCCTCGCAGGAGCTTAATGAGCTTAAGCAAATTACCAGCTAGCAAACTCCCGGAATACCGGGCCGCAAAACTAGCCGAGCAAAACGGGCGAGACCCTATCTCAGGGTGGATTATTCCACCGGATAAAGCCGCCGCCGACCATTGCCACGTAACCGGATTCCACCGGGCAATCCTCGCGACGTGGACCAATAGCAGACTCGGAAAGATTGAGAACGCGGCTAAGGCTATGGGTACCGGGCTCCCTATCCCTGAAGTGTTGCGGCGTTGCGCTGCGTATATCGAACATTTCAACAATAACCCTACGTACCTTCTACACCACACGTACAAGACGCCTGAGGAAAAGAAAGAGGCCGCACGGGTTAAACGTAACGCGGCGGCTAAGGCTAAGCGAGCGGCTAAGAAGGTGGAGAGTAAGTGACGGTAATTAAGACAGTACGGAAAGGCTGGACCGAGCAATACGGCCTGATGGTCTACGAGGTTGTAGCCAGTGTGAACGGTACGGAGTTTCGCGCCGTACGCACCGTGACAAAAGACACTTACACCAACGCCGCTACTCAATTCGAGATTGAAGCCCGCGAGCAAATCACAAAGGAAGCTACCGCAAAACATGAATCGACCTAAAATCCTGTTACTCGATATCGAAAGCGCGCCTATCCTGGCTTACGTATGGAGCCTATGGGACCAAAACGTAGGGCTTAATCAGATTAACCGGGAGTGGTGCGTACTATCTTTTTGCGCCAAGTGGTTAGGTGAGGACGCTATCACTTACGAGGACAATAGCCGCCAGCGTGACAAAGAGGACGACACGCGGATTATCCGTAAGTTGTGGAAGCTGCTAGACAAAGCGGATATTGTCGTTGGTCATAATGCTAAGAAGTTTGACGTTCGAAAAATCCAAGCCCGCTTCCTATTGCTTGGCATGCCCCCGCCGTCTCCGTTTAAGGTTGTGGACACACTCCTAGAAGCGCGTAGACACTTTGCAATGACTAGCGCGAAACTTGAGTTTCTTACGGACAAACTCTGTACAACGCATAAGAAACTCAGTCACGGGAAGTTTGCGGGCTTCACGTTGTGGCGCGAGTGTCTCGCGGGTAATCAAGAGGCTTGGGCCGAAATGAAAACCTACAATATCGCGGACGTTCTCTCACTGGAGGAGTTGTATCTCATTCTCCGTCCGTGGATGCAGGGTCACCCGAACGTAGCCAACTATGACGAGGACGACACAGAGGACGCTCATAAGTGTCCCGCGTGCGGTTCATCGGACGTTATCCGCAAGGGTACCCGTAGTACGCAGGTTGGCAAGTACACCCGGTATCACTGCAAATGCGGGCATTGGTCCCGAGGCCGCGTTATGACCTCCTCTAAGCAACACCGTAAGAACCTCCTTATTTCCTGATACCTAATGAAAGCCCTATTGAGACACGCCTCGGAGGAGGCGAGCGAGTTTATACAAGCCGCCTGCAAATTGGCCCGTGAGGATTGGGGCGCAAAGCAACTTACGGACGAGGCGGCGGACACAACCGCCTTTGTCCTCTTACTGATAGAGCGCGGGGTTATTGAGAACGCCCGCTTTGATAAACGCGTAGCTAAGAAACTAAAGAAAATGCGGAGAAAATATGGACGATCTTAATAGCGATCTTACGGTAAAGGTTGGTGCGGATGGATACGTTCAAATGATTACGTCATCGGGCGGGCTCAAGTTTGACGGCGGAAAGCCCCGTTTCTCGTTGCTCCGGTTTGGTTGTGCGCGAGCGCTTGAGGGCGTGGCCCGCGTGCTTACCTTTGGCGCACGTAAATACGCCGCGCATAGCTGGCGGGAGGTAGACGAGGGAATAGACCGTTATAGCTCCGCATTCGAGCGACATTGGAACGAAATGGGTAAGCACGGGCTGGATTCCCGCGACGTGGAGAGTGGTGAATTGCACATTGACCACGTAGTTACTAACGCACTGTTTTTGAGTGAGCTTATCCGTAAGGAGTACAACGTAAGTGCATAAGACTTTGAATCGTGTAATCAATCAAGCCAAGTACAACGCGTTTTATAACCTTATCGCTATCGCGCTGGAGACGGGGAACGTAGCACGGGCCGGAGACCACATGCGGGACGCTTACCTAGAGCTAGGCGTATCTGACTCTAATCGGCTGGAGCGAGAGGTTACCGCCGACTACTACGCCTTTACCTAATGCGCGTTTTAGTTGCCTGTGAATATAGCGGACGAGTTAGAGGCGCGTTCGCCGCGCGAGGACACTACGCGCTAAGTTGTGATTTGCTACCGTCCGAGTCTCCGGGACGGCACACAGATGGACAGCACTATCAAGGTGACGTGAGGGACGTTCTCTATGACGAGTGGGATTTGATGGTATGTCACCCGCCTTGCACATACCTCACGGTAGCGGGCGTGCGTTGGCTGTATCACCCGGACGATAGACACCTACCGACCAATGAGCGGCGGGCGCACCCAAGTTACCCAACGCGCCGCACCGACCAAGAGGAAGCACTGGATTTTGTGCGTCTCCTCATGGACGCGCCCATTGAGCGTATCGCGCTTGAGAACCCCGTAAGCGTGATTAGCGGACGTATCCGCAAACCGGACCAAGTTATACAGCCGTGGCAATTCGGGCATGGCGAAACTAAGGCTACGTGCCTGTGGCTTAAAAACCTCCCAAAGCTCAAGCCTACCAACATCGTAGAGGGACGAGAGGCGCGCGTACACAAGATGCCGCCTGGACCTGACCGATGGAAAGAACGCTCCCGCACATACGCCGGAATTGCGCTTGCAATGGCGGAGCAATGGGGCTAACTCACTGATAAAGGACTAATGGTTACACTCTCCGAATACCAAGCGGCACGCCGAGCAAAGCGAGACTTACAAGCCTCCCATATTCCTACAGAGCGCCCATATGCCCGCGCGCATGTGGACCGCTTGGTATCGGAGGGGTTTAGCGAGTTAGTACTTAAGCAACTCTCGCGCGAGGCGGTTAGCGAATTTAAGGCTAATGAGTCGCACCTTAGGCGCGATGCTATCGAGCGGGGCCTATCCGACTTTGCCGCACTACTGTTGACCGCTGGCCCCGCTGTGCGTATTGATCCAAAGCGCGCCAAGTCTCCAGAGAATACTAAGACAACGCCGGTACAGTTTGACGGGCGAGCAAAGAATCCCGTTAATTCGCTGAGTGTTGAGCAATTGGTACAGTCTGCCTGGCTGGCGGTTTGCGGTATGTTGGGCGCGATGGTTCGCAAAGAGGGCGTGTCCGTACAAGCCGTAGCAAAGAACATATCCGCACGCCTTAAAAATCTTTGTGGCGGGGCGGAGCCGCATAAGCGCTTAGGGTACGAGCAAGCCGCGTTGGTGTTGCTAGATTACTTTATGCACGCTACGGGCTGGCTAGAGGAGTCAACCGGAGAGCGCCGGTTTGCGTCAGTCACGCGCACGCCGAACACCATAGCGCTTACGGATAAGTTTCTAGAGGACGCTAGCGAGGAGTCTTTAGCTACGTTCGCGGAAAGAAAGCCCATGCTAGTACCTCCCGTTCCGTGGTCTACGGGTATGGCACACGGCGGGTGTCTGTACAACCACGTACAAGCCGTTAGAGGCGTTCGCAAGGCTATCGAGGGGCAAGATATAGTCTCCGCCCTGAATGCCCTACAGGGTACCGCGTGGCGCGTCAATGCGCGCGTTAAGGAGGTAGCGGAGCGGTTTGAGCGTGAGTCTTTGTCCTCGCATATTGAAGGGTACGGGACTGTAGAGGTGCGCCACGATGCACCAGCGGAGACCCGCAGCAATATGATTCGCTCAGCCCTCACGCTGGACGCGTTTGCGGAGCTTGCGGACGCGGAGGCGTTTTACTTCCCGTGGAATCTCGATTGGCGGGGCCGCATGTACCCTGCTACTACGATAGTTAGCCCGCAAGGTTCCGACCTGTGTAAAGGGTTGCTGGAGTTTTCTGAGGGCGTTCCGTTGGGTCGTGAGGGCGTGCGTTGGCTCGCTATCAACCTGTGCAACCTGTACGGGGCGGACAAGCTCACCGTAGACGGGCGCAAAGTCAACCGGACGCCTGAGGAGCGGGAGGAGTGGACGCGCGAAAATGATGTAATGATCCGTTCCGTAGCTACCGACCCGTACAGCAATACAAATTGGCTTGACGCGGATAAACCGTATCAATTCCTAGCCGCGTGTATCGAGTGGAACGAATTCACGTACCAAGGCGCGGGGTTCCGCAGCCGCCTGGCGGGCGCACTTGACGGGTCATGTTCGGGCGTACAAATGCTCTCCGGTATGACGCGGGACGAGAGCGCGGGCGCTATGGTGAACCTTACGCCAACCGAGCGCGGAGACGATTACTATGGACGCATGGCGGAGGCTCTTACGCGGAGGCTGTGTACGTCTGTAGCCGGGGCGGGTGCGGAGCTTATGGAACACCTCCGGTTTTGGTCCACCAAGACGATTGACCGCGATCTATTGAAAGCTCCGAGCATGACCAAGGTTTATAGCGCGGGCGCATTTACGTTTGGCGAGCAAGTGCAGGCTAAGACCGGTGCACCTGAGGGCGAGTGTCTATGGTTGGCGAATCAGATCAACGCGTGCTTTACCGAGGTTGCGCCGGGTATGTTGGGCGCTATGGCATACCTCCAAGCCGTTACGGACGTGCTAACCGAGTGCGGTAAGCCGTTACAGTGGACTACGCCAGCGGGGCTTGTGGTTACACAGGAACGGTTTAATGAGGAGTCGGTACGCATAGACACCTCTGTACTAGGCGTGCGCAAATCCCGAACGTTCTATTATACGCTGGACACCTTGAGCAAGCGAGGCCAACGCGCGGGAGTCTCGCCTAACTTTGTCCACGGTGTAGACGCGGCCCACATGGTGCGCACGGTTAATGCGCTGTACCGTAAAGGCGTGCGTAACTTCTGGATGATCCATGACTCATTTGGTGCGCCGTTCGCGCAGTGCGGGGAGGTGTTCAACAGTACGCGAGAGGAGTTTGTAGAGCTTATGTCTACGGACCTTCTGGCTAACTGGACCGCTGAGGTAACGGCGGATTTGCCCGCTAAGGCTAAGGAGAAGCTCCCCGAGCTACCTAAGTACGGCTCACTCAATTTGAATAATGTGCGGGACTCGTTGTTTGCATGGTTCTAATTCCTTGTAAACCGCTAAAGACCGTGTAAACTTACGTAAGGCCCTCCGAGGGCTACAACAGATACCCAATAGGACCAAAATGATTAAGACAGCAATTGTTACCGCTCTAGCCGCTCTCACGCTTGCCGCATGTGGTGGAGGTTCCGGGGACTCGTCCACCGCCCTTACGGCTAAGCCCGCGCTTACGCTCTCGTTCTACGGTCTCCCGTTGCAGGGAACCCAAGCCACGGCTCACGCTGCGGTTATCCGGGCTGCGAGCGATACCACAGGCTCCGCAACCACGGTACAGAGCTTGGAGGACGCCCTTAAAGCACAAGGCGTTACCGCCAACGTGACCGCGCAAGTAATGGACGGGACCACGCTACACGGTATCGTCATGGGTGAGAATAACGGCCTCCCGCCAACTCCTGACCAGTTCGGGAAAGACCCTAGCGAGTGGCTCATTGTGAATTTCCAGCTTAACGACATGGTTACGCCGTGGACGGACCCGAACCAGCAAGCCGCCGTTAGTCAGTTCGCCAGTGACCTCGCGGTGTTTGTCAACCGGGCGCACGTATCCGGTAAGCAAGTGTTTGTGGTCGCACCTATCGAGCCGTGCGCGAATGTCCCAACGAGTGACATTGTGTACGGGCTGGAGTCCGCGATTGTACAAGCCGGTAACTCCGCTCTTATGTACACGGTTGGCGGGCTGTCTAATACGCAATCCACGTCCGAGCATATGGGCGCGGATTGTCGCACGCCGGATACGTACCTGCTGAATATGCGGACGCAGGCTGTAGCCGCTGATATTGCATCCCGGTACAAAGGCGCAACCGCTCAACCCGCGAGCGCTCCCGTAGCAGCTAGCCAGTAAGTCATTTAAAGGCCCTCTTTCGAGGGCCGTTTCACTTCTTCATGCACGCCGAGTATTCCGCCTGGCGTCGCGTCTTAAGACCGGGGAGCGTTACTAGCTTCCCGCGTACCTTACCTTTATCCCACCGTAACAACTCTTTGCAAGCTCCTGTACGGTCTCCCTTGTTGATCTTGACGAGGGCCGTAGACGTAGCAAACGCATTCTCTCCCACGTTAAACACAAAGTCCGTATAGGCGGTACGCTCACCGTCCGAGAGCGGAACCTTAACCCGCCGGGTAACCGCTTGGTCCGCCGCCTTGGTATCCTGGCCTAGCAGGTAAGAACAAATGTCGTCCGTGTAGACCGTCCCGGCTTTGAGCGGGGAACCGTCCGGGGCGTACGAGTCATGGCCTACACATACGGCCTTGTGGCCTACCGGGTCCGTGTAGACCTTGTTAGATACGCCCTCAAAGCTCGCGGTAAACATAGCAGTACTAACGAGTGCAGCACCAACGATAGAGGTAATGATTCGTTTGTTGAGGGCCATAGGGCCAACCTCCTAAATTTATTTTGCCAAAAGCATTGACATGAAACGGGTACCCGTGCGAGGATACGCACATCGGCACTACGCCGGACTAACCGGGGATGACAATGGCTAAGGCAAAGTGGGTATTGCGTTGGTATGACGCAGAGGAACACACACAGACGTACACAAGTTGGGACTCGCTCCAGCACGCGCTAAAGCGGCTTGTAGGCTGCGGCATGAAAGTAGAGGTAACCGCCGCCTAATAGTGCGGCCCGCTACGGCGGGTCTCCTCCCAAGTAACTAAGGAGTACTAATGCGTTGGTCCGTAATCGCGCTAATCGTGGTCCTCGCGGGGACCGTAGCCGTAAGCGTTACATTACTGATACTTAGATAACACTGGCCCGCACGGGCCAATTCTTAGGAGGTACTAGGTATGCAATGGTTTGATATTCAGTGGAGAGATACTAAGGGCGGCGTGAACCTCACGCATGAGCTAGCGGAAAACAAAGTAGCAGCTAAGGAGCAATTCCTTGCGCGGCTACCGGGGTACGCCCGTAACGGCGCGGATTTCAAGTGTTTTGACTTCATAGCACCCAACGGCCCGCTACCATTAACGCCGGGGTGCTGCCTGACCTAACCAGCGGCCCGCCTTGCGCGGGCTTTCTCATTTACGGTACGCTACCGGGAATAACAACCCGTAGAGGTCTCTCGTGTTCCGTATCCTGTTAGCCGCCGTGCTTCTATCCGTAACCGCTCCCGCCTTTGCTGGCCTGGAGGAGTGCCACTCTTTAGTTATCGACCCGCACGCCCCGCCGACCGCCTTGAGCGATTGCCTAAAGGCCCACGCGCATGATGCACCTAGCGCCCGTAGTCAACTCTACGTAGCGTCTAAGGCTAAGCTCTACGAGTGTATGGACGAGGGCGGGTGCGCAGCTAGGGAAGTTGGGGACGCTGTAGACGGTGTTATCTACAACGCCCCAAGGCGCTAGAGGTGTAGCTCAAACTGGCCTACGGCCTCCACCAATGGGCGGAGCGGGTAGTAGTCCCCGCCGTAGGTCCGCCCAACGCTACCGTTGGTGTGGCCCGTGAGTGCATCGCTAACTTGCTCCTGTACGCCATGCTCCCGGAGTACGTCCTTAAACAGGTGGCGGAACGAGTGGAACACCTTACGCGGGTCGGTAATCTCGCATTTCTCACGTAGGAATTTTCCGAACCATATACTAGCGTTAGCTCCCTCCCTCCCGGCTTTGTTAGCCTTAAGACCAGGGAAAATGCGCGGGCCAGTTTGCGCCTTAACGTAGTCCACAAACCCGGCTTTGACTAGCTCAGCGTGTACGGGAACCTTGCGCCGTGAGCCCGCATTCTTTAGCCCTTGGTTATCGCCCTCGTCCGTGGCGTATATAACGGACACCTTCCTCGTCTTACCGTGTGCATCCCGGTATGTCTCCTCTTTGATATCCTCCGGCGCAAGCTGGCATATCTCCTCAAGCCGCATGCCCGTATAGAGCCCCACTAGCGGTATCCAGTGGTAGTTACCCTCTGTAGGCAATCTTTCCAGTATTACCCGTATGTCCTCAAGAGCGAACGCAACGCGGGACGCCTTGGGAGTTTTCTTAGGTCGGTCCAGCTTGACCCCGATAGCCGGGTTGCTCTTAATCATTCCAGCATCGAACGCTACCGCTAGCAGGGCCTTAAGGAGCGAACTGTAATAGCGCACCGTGCCTGGATTCATGCCAGCCGCTAGATAGTGGTCTTGATACTTCTTAACGTGGTCGCGCGTGACTGCCTGGAGGGAGACGCGTCCGCACACCTCAAAGAACCGGGATACGGTTAGATTCATGCCGTCTACCGCACCGGGGCCGGGAGTCCGCTTGCGTTGCCACTCCTTGATAGCCTCCGGGAACCCTGATTTGGATTCCACCACAGGCGCGCTAACGGGCTGCGGAGGTGCGGGCGTTGCGGAGGTATCGGCGGGCAGCAGCGAGGGCGGAGGGAGCCTTACGAGCGTCCCCTCATACGTACCGAGCGCAGCACGGATAACCACTTTCATTTCCTCAATCCGCGCGTCCCGTTCTTCCTCCTCACTGTGATTGAGGTCCGGGTCTCCAAACTCCTCAATATCGACCGTCACCCAAGGCGCACCACTGGAGACGGGAGGGGCGCGCAGCCGATCAAACGCCGCGTCTAACTCCGCCGCAACCCGCCTCGCTAACTTTTCCGCCTCTCGCCTATCCGCAGTCCCCAAAGCCTGGGTATGCTCTTTCCTACCGTACTTCTCTACGAGGTCGGACGGGACTCTACGCCGGTAATAGTACCTCCCGCCGCGCCGTGTTAGATGCTCGCTCACCGTGACTCCCTGTGTAGCATACACACCGGGCATAAATCGCCCGGAAACCCTTACGGGGCCGGGAACCAGCATAGCACGGGGCTTGGAGTGTGGGAAGTGTACAACAACGGATTATGACGAGTCCGTTATAAATCAATGACTTAGAGCGTGAGCGGTGCGCCCCGTGGTGCATGGCTGTGTAGCAGTTTCAGCGGATACCGAGGAGCTTGCAGCAGACCGCCGTTAGATTATCCACCAGGTACGCTAGCGGCTCCGAGTTATTCGAGAGCGGGTCAATCCCCACAGCCGGGAGGACGGTAGCCGCGAGGTGCGTACACTCATGCACCGCCGTTAGCCAATGGCGGTCAAACACACCGACCACGTACCCGCCAGTCCGCGCCGGAGCCATCGCCCCGGACGCCTCCAGCTTGCCTAACCCTGACGTACTTGAGAGCGCGTTAAACGTCTTGACACAATCGGTAAAGGCCACGCGGTACCCGTAGGGAGCAATCGTGTAGGACCGCCTCACTTGGTGGCCTGTCCCGCCTGTACACCCGCCGCCCACGCACGCAACGCGCTTTTATCCGCCCAATCACACGACTCCATAACCGAGCGCTCCGCAATGAGGCCCAAGGCTAAACCGTTGACCGTGGTATCAGAGGGGCGCGGAGCATGTGCGCAGTTTTGCATGAGGGAATCGGGAGGGGTCACCGGGCGCACGATGGTTTGCACCTGACTGGCACACCCGCCCGCGAGCATAGACAGCCCCGCGAACACCACAGCTAACCAACCCGCGTGAGAGTGGAGGGACCGTTTATTTTTGTGTGCCATTGTCCGCACCTCCGTAGATAGCTTGCCAATACGACTCAGGGACCACCATAGACGCTACAGCGGGCTCCGCTGCTACCGCCTGTGCCAACGCCTTAGTTGAGGTGTTGGACCGCACCTGAGCCGCGTTTTGGGCCGCGTGTTGTGCGTCCAGTGCAGCCGATACCGCGCTAGCCGCAGTGAGGGCCGCCGCCGTGTTCGCTTGCTCCGTCTTTACTTGCCCGTCCAGTAATTCGATACGGGCGTTCTGAGCTTGGATATGTTGATACGCCGCGTATGCTCCGAGGGCTAGCCCAAGGGCCAACACCACGGACACACCCGCCATAATCAACTTAGCTTCGAGCGTAGCGAACACGGCTCAATCCTCCTTGTCTTGCATTGGTTGGTCTCCGAGCTTGCGCCACGCGGAGAAGTCTCCAGTACGCACGCCCCGCCAAAACGCTACCGTTGTTTTCCACCACCGGGGCAACGCGCCCCACATATAGACCATTGACAGCAAAATAGAGATAGCTGCCGCAATCTCACTTAGCGGTAGAGAGGTAAGGCTGTAAACCGCCGCACCTACCGCGCTTGCTGCGTGCACCCCGGAGGCTACATTGTCCGCCGCTTCACGCATCATTTTAAATACTCCTTAGTACGCCTTATGGTTAAGGCCGAATTAATCTACGATAGCGCCGCCTGCGAACGTGTACCGAATTGGGAAAGGGTCCGCTGAGCCGTCCGTGGGCTTAAGCTCAACGAGAGCGGACTCACAGAAAGCGCGCGGGTCACCCGTAGGTAGACCGTTAATTTGGACTTGCTGCTGATACATGGCTTGCTTGCCCGTGTCCTTAGCGTCCTTTGAGACGTAGGAGGCAACGGTAGCCATAGTGAACGCACCATCATAGTTAAGAGTCACCACATTAACCGCGTGGTAGCTCGCTTGTGCGCCCGTGGAGGGCGTTACGTAATCGAGTTGAATAGGCATTAGATAATCCCTGTCATGTCTAGGACCATGAAACGATAATAAGAGGACTCGTGGAACCCTACGTAGTGGTCACCGGACGACCCTGCGAACACATGAAACTCCCAGGTAACCACACCGCCGCTTACGGCTATGCCCGTCATAGAGGTAGGGTCACCGCTACCGCCGCCTGAGGTCAGCATGTAGTGTGCGGGGAAGCATCCCGCGATAGCGACGTTTCGCCCGTAGGCTCGTTGCTGTGTCTGCACACCGGGATAAGTTGAGCCCGTGGCGTCAAACCCGGAGGTACCTACCGCGCCCATGTACTGACCTTCTACAACGTCAATAATCCGCGCGAACGGGCTTGCAGCGTCCGCTATCAGAGTGCCCGCAGCGTTGAACACCTGTAGGCCAAATCTGTTATTAGTAGGCGCTACGTTATCGAAAACGTATAAAGTGACGTTGCACGCGGAGGCCCCTATAAATTCAGCCGTGTACGTACCGGAACCTATCTGTGTAAATCGCCACGGGGTTACCATGACATTCCCGGACCCGACGAAAGCAAACAGGGGACTATTAGCCGTAAAGGTAAACTTGGTGTACCAATAGGTAGCGCTGAACTGAGTACCCACGTTATTAAACGTTGTAGGTACGCTAGTTTGTGCTAGTGCCTGCGTGAGCGATTGCGTTAGTTGGTAGTTAGCCGTGGTCCCGTCAATCTGATAGATGCCACTTGCGTTGAATGCCTGAAAGCCTGCTGTCACTAAAAGACCCCGTAAAAGACCCACCCCGTTACAGGGTATCTGTTAGTAGTACCGCCGTCCGTGTCGTACACCCACGATATACCGCCCGCGTTAATGGTGAACATCGGAGGCGGTGTGATTTGGCTTACGTGCTTAAACAGGAAGTCAGGTTGAAAACTATAAAATGCCGTACCCTGGCTAAGGTCCACCGCGCGGCTATCATTTGTACCAGCTACGCGAGCGGAACCAACGATACGCCCTAATCTATCGGACGAGTCCAGGAGCAAAGTCCCGGACGCGTTCCATATTTGTAGCCCCTGAGCCATTACCAAATACCCATACGCACGCGCAACGTACCGTTACCGTCATAGACCATAACCGTACTATCGTTAATGGTAAGGTACCCGCTACCCGCGTTAGCTCCATTCATAGTTAGTACTCCGTTCTTATCGAGACTCCAACGGGGTTGACCGTTAGCACCTACGGACGTTGATTGAATAACACCACCAATCATTGCGTTGGTAATCCAGCCCGTACCGATAAAGGCCGAATTCATAAACACTTGACCGCCCTGAATAACGAACGGGGACGATACAGCGGAGCCGTTAGGATCAAGCACCGCGAACCGACTAGCGGCCACAAGTACTTGAGACTCCACCGTACCGCTAGTGTTATCAACGCCTACACCAATACCCGCAATGTAGGTACGCCCGTTGGTAGTAATCTGCGTCTTGATTTGGTAAGAGGCTGATACTCGCCCGTTTAGGTCCGCGTAGGATTGAGACACGGTTTGCACCGCAGCCGCGTTAGCGTTAGCTTGCGCCTGTACGGTAGTGATTTGGGACGCCATAGAACTATCCGCGTCCGTCCGTGCCTGTGTCTCCGTTTGGACAGCCGCCAGCAACGTAACGGCGGTGTTGCTAATCTGTGCGGTTACCGTGTCTACCTTTTGCGATAGCGCTAGGTCCGCCTCAGCGCGTGCCGATGTTTCCGACCACACCCCCGCGTACACCGTGGTATCGCCTGCGTAGCTACCATTGTCGCCCGCCATTTCCGGGATAACAACTTGCGCCGTGATTTGGTCTATGCGGCTCGATAGCGCTGAGTCTCCGCTTAGCCGCGCTTGTTGCTCCGTGGTGATATCCGCAGCGTTCTTAGTTACGTCCTGCTGCAAACCCGGAATAGCCTGAATAGGGGCTAACAATCCTTGCGATAACTGCGTAGCCGTGATTTGGCCGGTAAGGTACTGGAGGATTGCCGTAGCGTCCGCCGAGGCCATACCGTGTACACCCGCTCCCGTCTCGCTTGGATACCAAGGGCCAATGTTTCCGGTTGTGTCTACGAGCCGCGCCCAAAAGTACATATCGTAGCCAGCCACTAGGCCCAACAGGTTTGTTACCGTGGTCGGATAGCTGTACCGACCAAGTTGGGTTGACGTATTAAAGTCGTTGGTATGGCTGTAATAAATCTCCGTGTACGCTGTGTCGCCAGCACCGGGAGGGAACGCCCAATTAACCTGAATCGCAAATATCTTGTCTGAGCTAGCAGACAGCGAGGCAACCGTAGGTGGAGGAGTGTTCTTACCCGCTAGGTTGGTCGTGGTAGATACCGCATAGACGGACGACACACCCATAGCGTTAGTGGCTTTGACGCGAGCCAAGTAACTACCAGTGTAGATGTTATGTACGTCTACAGAGGTGCCCCCGGTTGTGCCTGCGTCTACCCACGTACCGTTATCCTTTTGAAACTGGACCGTGTACGCTACTGCGCTAGGCGCGGGTTGCCATGCAACCGTCATGTTGGTCTTGGCTATGCCTTGGTCAATCACAACGTATTGCGACAGCGTTACGCCGCTAGGCGGTACCTGAGTAGTAAAGGAGTTTCCTGTAATCGGCTTAACATCAACAGCCGCGCCGTTATCAATCGCCCCGTATTTACCCGGCTCGTGCTGAGAGGCGGTAATCTCAAACGTAATGCCCTCTTTCTCTGCGATAGAGACCACGCGGAACAATTGAGCGTTTACTTGCGCGCTCTCGCTAACCCACACAGCACCCACAACGGGGACGTTAGAGAGCGGAGGATTAACCGTTACCGTGTTGCCATTGATACCGCTGATAGAGGACTCATAGGTACCACCTTGCGGCAACACTACGCGTAACGTATCGCCTACGGCCATGTTCGGGTCGATCTTGTCTAGCGTGACATGAGAGGTGTCCGAGGCCGAATGAATGCGCCCGCCTCTCCGTTGTGACGCGCGGGCCGGATCAGCTACCGCGATAATCTGTCCCGGCTGACACAAGGTACCGTCCAGGCCCACGCTAAACGTAACCATGTTGGTTTCGTAGCGCGAAGTCAGAATAGACCATTGGCCTACACGTTGGGCCTGTGCGCGCGACGTGCAACCGAACGCGGTAATCTGTGCGCGGTTAATCCCGTAGCGCGCAATACCGTCTCGATCCTCAACGTACTCAGGCTCCGGCTTATATGCGTTATCCGGGTTGTTCCATTGCACTACCGCGCATGTGTACCGAGTTTTTAGCGAGCTACCAACGTACTTGAACTGTCCGCCGATAACGTTAGCCGCCGTGTACAGATACACCGGGTCTCCCGGCATGTCCGCCGTAGCCACCACCGAGCCAGCCGACCAATACGCCATACCGCGAAAGATGCTAGCAAGGTCTTGGAGAACCTTGTACGCGTCTACGCGAGCTTGGATATAACAGTTACAGGTAAAGCGCGGCTCAAGACCTCCTTTACCGTCACTAACCATTACATCGCAGTACTGAGCGATTTGGTACAAAGAATACCGGTCTAGCATGGATGCATCTACGAACTGGCCTAGCCCGTAGATAGGGTTTAAGCAGAGGTCATAGAAAATCCATGCGGGGTTATCCGTCCACGCAGTTACAAACGATCCGTCCCAATTGCCTACGTATGTACGGAGGTTAGGGTTATAGTTTGAAGGGACTTTAACTAACAGACCCTTCATATCGTAGGAGCGCGTAGGGATGGACGAAAACTGTACTGCGTCCACCGACAAGGCCGCGATAGCGCTATACGGATAACGGAGCTTTGCATCCACTACCAACGAGTAACTAACTACGTTCGTGGTGTCCTGAATGTACACGCTAGTAGTGTCGTCAGTAATCCGCACCACACGTAGCGCGTACTGCGACGTAGCGCCCGATAAAGGGATACGGTGTGAGCGGTTATACGAGCCGGAGCACTTACCGTTAAAGGACGTAGCAATAACGATATTGAACGGTCCACCGTCCACGGAGAGTTGCACTTGGTACGCCACCTCATACCCGCTAACGTCTCCTGTGCTAGCGTTCGTACTGCTAAGAGACTGGACGCCGAGCGTAACTACGATTGCGTTTTTAGTAATGTCGGTAACTACCACATTCCACGGCGTTACCTTCTTAAGCTCCACGCCTACGCTAGTCTCATTAGCGGAGGTATCGAACCCGGATATATACGTTTGGTCCACGTCCCCGAACCGGAACGCAAACGCGTCCACATTGTAATTATACGTACCATTCGCGTTCTTGATAGGAACGTCATTCAGGTACGTATCTTGTTGCGGGTCACCGGAGGGCGGGCCGTAGATTGGACCCATACTGATAAGGTCCATGACCTGAGCGTAGGTAATGCTTTGTAGGCTATCGTTAGCCTGGGTTGGCGTAGAACTGCCTCCGCCTTTAGCGCCCTTAAGTGCCTGCATAGATTCTCCTTACGAGGTAATTACGTAGTTGCCGCCTACTAGCTGTACCGTTCCGTCTTGCGCGAGTAGGCCCTCGCTAATGACCGTAGAACCGACGCGCATACGTCCGTACAGGAGCGGGACCGGCCCGCCTTGATACGTTGTGTTTTGCGCCCCGTTAAAGTCATAGGACGTTGTTTGTGTTGCGGAGTTAGGTGAGGAGTGCGGGGCGAGCATTTGAGCGATGCCGCCTAGTGCCATACTTGCGCCCATAAGCATCATTTGGGTTCCGTATGGGTTCCCAAAGTATGTGGACACAGCACCGACCACCACAAGAGCGATACCCGCAATTGTTTGAAAGAGCCCCGCCTTTTTGCTCCCTGACACAATCGGCGCAATGCGAATATCATCCGAGCCGCTAGGGTGCGTTAGTTGGTTCTCTCCGATGTTGCGGTTGCCTACGAGTACCGCGTACTCAATGCCCCGCTCACGGCTAGTCATAAGCTCCCGCTCGAAACCGGGAACCATAGCGATAAGCGCGCGCAAGGCGTCCCGTGGAGACGAGAGGACGTACCTATGAGTCCGCCCGTACTTTGCCCCTAGCTTTCCGTACAGCTTTACTGTGCGGACTTGTTCCATGTGTGCGCCTCCTTATGTCTAAGCGTGCGCGTTACGTAATCCGCGTACCGAGCAAACAAATCATGTCGGGATAGCTGGCCGTAGCAGTGGTGGAGTATTTGGCCGTCACCCACATAAACCGCCGCATGATTAGGTACGTTGTTACGCGAGCGGATACGCATAAGGAGAACGTCTCCCACCTCTAGCGGTACGTCGTTCTCCGTGAGAGATACAAAGCCCGCTTTAGGAAAGCCCTCCGTGTACAAGTCGCTATGCCCGTCATCCCACCATTCCGAGGAGCGGGGAAAGTCCGGTAGGTCTATCCCGTGGGTTTGCCAGTACCACCGGCGGATAAGGCCGTAACAATCGTTAGTACCGTGTGAAAACTCGCAACCAACGAGAGGGGCGGAGTACCCGCTAGGGCTAAACTCATGCCAGTCCTCAATAGCTATAGAGCCGTCCGCCTGTGCGCCCAAAGAGACGATTATCCACAAAGGGATACCGGCCTCCTCACATACGGTTAAGTCATGCTGCGATGGTCTAGCGCTAGCGCCTGGGTGTGAGTGGACAAGGGCTGTAATAGTCCCGAACGTCTCCGCCGCTACGTAGTCGTCCGGGTCTAGGTCGAAACCCTCCGTAGGCGTTGCGGAGGCGTTACGGCAAGGGAAATACTCACCGTTGACCACCAAGCCGCAACACTCATTAGGGTAGGACTCCAAAGCATGGCGGGTGATAGACTCCCTAAGTGCTGCGCTAATCAAAGCGTGCCCGCCGTACCCGCAGCCGGGAACCCGCCGAACGGTAAAGGATTGTCCGCACCGAATCGACACTTACAGCTAGATAGCCTACGTCCGCATACGTCTTGCGAGGGGTCACTAACCGGATTGTTGTTAGCGTCAAAGTACGCGGTCCCCGTATAGCCGCAGATAGGGCCACGGTACGCCCACTCTTGCGGACACAACGTAGCCACTACCTGGCGGTTAGGTAGTTGCCTCCCGGAGAAGTCCAGCACGGACGACAAGGTAAACTCAACGTTAAGGTTAGTCTCCGCCGTCTTTTGCTCGATAAGCCAAAGCTCTACCGGCATTTCCGCCGTGGGGTCCGCCGTGGGTTGGCCGTCCAGGTACTTGGCTAGTGTTCGGTGCCGCTTCACCTTTGCGCCTACGAGGTCACCCAGGAGAATACACAGAGCGGAAATAGAACCGTCCAGGTTAGCCACGGTGAGAGTTGGTGAGGGCTGAGACGCCCCGCCGACACGCTCAAAGCCTTGGGCCATGATCGGCCATGCGGTGTACTCCACGCCTTGCCAAACGATAGGACCGGCCTGTAGGTGCGCGTGGAACCGCAACACGTCCCCGCCCATTACTGAGGAGTCCAATTCGTAAAGCTCGATAAGCGCGCCGGGTTCTAATTGCTGTACGTCAGAGGCGATACTCACTTGTTCACACCGTACATACTAATAGTCCCGGAGGACAAGTTACCCGCACTGGCAAAGAAAATAACCGCGTTGACGGGCAGTGCACTTGCGCTTGAGAATAAGCCGCCGCTCATTTCTACCATTCGGTGCGCGTTGTCTACCAGTACCGATGTAAAGCTACCCTTAACCATCTTGCTTTGTCCGGTAGATGCAGGGCTGTAAAACTTGAGCGTCCCGTCTAACCGTTGGCCTGCTGCATTACCAAGACCGCCACTAACTGTAATGGCTGTTTGTGAGCCGCCCTGGCCGATTACGCCGCCCGTACCTACAACTACCTGGTTAAGCGCAAAGGTGTAGCCAGCCGAGCTAACCCAGGTGGCTCCGCCGTCATTAGAGAATTGCATATACAGGGCTACACCGCTTGTTGCAGGGATAATGCCCGTTATGTCGAATTCATATACGTTGTACGTGGCGTCGATACCCGTAAATACTAGCGAGTTATTAGCGGCGGTTTTTGTGGTAATTAGCGTCCGCCCAACTCCAAGGTTGGTGCGAGCCGCAGCCGCCGTAGTACTTCCCGTACCGCCGCTTGAAATAGGAAGGGCGGAGGTTAGACCCCCCGTAAGAGTGGCCGCACCGGTAACCACTAAAGTACCGCCCACGGTCTCATTTCCGTTGACCGTACAGTTACCGTTGACAATCTCGTTATCCGAGTTTGAGCGACCTCGCGTAAGCACATTCCACGCGTGCGCGCCGTCCGTGTCCATTAAGACGGACTCACCGGGGTTCAGCTTGGAGAGTGCTACGGTGTCGGCGGAGCCGGTAGTAATAGCCAGCGTTACAACGGTCGTCCCTATATTGCGGAGAAGGATAACGCTATCCGCCGTACAGGTGGACGCAGCGGGGAGATTTACGACACCCGCACTCGCTAGCGTGATATTTACGCGCTTGCCTACGTGAGCCACGGTGAGCGCTTGGGCCGTGGTAATGCCGGTAGCGGAGGTAAGGGCCGCTTGTGCCTGGAGTACGGCTACGTTGGCGTTGACTTTCGAGAAAGCGGAGCGGACTGTATCCCCGTCCGAGCCAGCCGGGGCCGTACCTTGGTTAATCGTTACTAATGCGGTCACGGGCTAAACACCTCCTCAAAATTTGCGCTTAACGTGTACATATCGCCTCCTGAAGCCTTGAGGGAATAGTCTGCACACCTGAATAAAGATTGCACGCCAAGTGGCGGCGTCCAGTAAAAGGACGTGGACCCGTTGAGCGCGTCTAGGAATGCCTTGATAGGCGTAATCTCTGCGGACGTGCCTGCAAAGGTTAGAGGCCAGGTACCCTTTTTGTTGTTGATACCGTTTGGTACGGACTGGCTGTACCCGTCTCCGAATTGAGCAACCCGCGTATCAAACTTGGTTTGCCCTGTAGGGTCTACGAGAGGAGACCACGTAAATACTTGGGTTGTCATGCGTACTCCTATTAAATCTGGCCGTACTTCATTTGATAAGCAAAGCCCCCTTGGCCGCGCATTCGTTGCGTCATTCTTTGGTCCACAAACGCTTGGACGAGTGCATGCATATCCTTAGCGTCTTGGTCCGAGAGCCCGCCGCCTTGTCCGTGGTTTACGGTAATGCTGATTCCACCACCTGAACCGGAGCCGCCTCCGCCGCCTGCACCCACTGGCCCGCCTGTAGCGAAGTGCGCCGTATGGCCGGAGTTGATCGACTCCAGCAAACCCCGGTACTTGCGTGTAGAGGCTGCGTTAATAACGTACTCACCGTTAGAGAGCATGGCCGGGATACTATCGCTAGTGCCGGTTCCGGGGCCGCTAATGTGTCCGCCGTCCGCGTAGTGACCTACGGCACCGCCAGTAGAGAACCCGCCCCAAGAGCTAGCCACACTTTGGAAAATCTGCATTTCCGCAGCATGGAGCGCTATCTTTGCCATATCGGCGAGGATGCTTGATGCGAAGTCGCTAAAGTTGAGTTTGCCGGTTGTAACAAACGAGTCCAAGGCGTTTGAAATGTCGCCCCAAGCCGTAGTGAATGCCTGTCCTACGTACTCCGCCCCGGTCTTTCCATAGCTTGCAATATTGGTTACCGCTAAGTGGATTTGGTCCTGATAGCTGTCCCGGATTGCTTGCTCATTTCGGAGGTGCTCTTGTAGTTGGGTCTCTTGCGCGGAGAACGCGTCTGCGGCTACCTGGAGCTTTTGGTCATACAGGTCTTGGTCTATCTTCTTGGAATCGTATTGCTCCTTTAGCGCCCATACTTCCTGATAGTACGCCTCTCGGATTCGAAGCTCCGCCGCGTAGTTAGCCTTTGCCTGAGGGAGCATAAATCGCGTGTCGTCTTGGGCGGTGTACGCGTCTTGGTTACGCTGTAGGTGCGCGCGTTGCTGCGTCCTGTACTTTTCTACGAGGGCCGTGCGCTTAGATTGCTCCTTATCCATTGCGCGCGTGTAATCTGCGTCCGTAGCCTGTAACTTGGCTTGGATTTTCTGTACTTCCGCAAGGGCCTCCTCACGCGCGGCTTTTTCCTTCTTACCGCTCGCCAGTTCTACGCGCTGCTGTGCCGCCGCTATCTCTTGCCGATACGAGTCTTGGTCAATCGTTTTGACTCGTTCGTAGTACTCGCGGTAGTCGCTAGCTCCCGTGTCGTAGTCGTTCTTTGCTTTGGCTAAGGAGTCCCGTCGATCCGACTCAAGCTGAGCAATACGGTTCTTTTGATCGACCATAGCCGCGTTAATCGCGTCGCGTTGCGCCGCCGCTGCACCTTGGTTGACCTTCTTAGAGTATTGTGTGTCAATCTCTGAGATATTGGCGTTATGCCGCTGCAATGCTGCTGCGTAGTCCGCTGAGCTTTTATCAAGGTCTTGCGTAGCCTTGCGGAAAGCCTCGTTTTCCTTCTGCAAGTCGTTAGCGTGCCTCTGCGTTGGACTTGCGTACTTGTCGGATTGTAGATAGGCGCTAACCGCTACCTTTGCGTCTCCGCCACTGGCCGATTGTTCGCGGGCGCGTTGGGCCTTGAACTCCGCCGCTTGTTGGTCCCGGAGTACGTCCAGCTTCTTTTGCTCTACCGCTAGCTGTTGCTCAGCGGCGCGCGCGGCGGCGAGATTACCCATGCGCCGCTGATCGGTGATATTCCGCTGTACGGCCTCTACTACGCTCAGTTGATCGCCAACCTGCTTAGTGATACCGTCAGGGATACCGATGCCCATAATCGCGGTTTTGACGCGACCCACGATGCTCGCCCAATCGGTCCACCAACGCTCAACCGCGCCCATGTGCTTATTCGCGTCCTCCTCAATAGCCGCATGTGAGTTTGCGAGGTCTTGCATAATGGCGCGCGTTGCGCTCGCGGTGTCACCGAGCTTTACGAAGTTTTCTATTTCTTCTACTTGGGACGCGCTAAACGTATGGTGCGCGCGTTGGTACTCCGTGACCCACTTAATCACGTCCTCTTGAATCTTAGCGAGCGACTCCGCCGCCTTGTCTGTACCAATGCCAATATCACTTGACATAGCAATTGCGGCTTGTGCGGCTAGGCTGAGGTTACCCGCCGTGAATGCGCCGGTAGCGGCCACCTGTGCCAGTGCCTCCCGAGCCGCACTGAGGCCCGCATAGGTCTTGGCAAGTCCGTTAGACATTGCTACAAGTTGCTCTGTGGACAGACCGAGATAGCCGCCAGTAGACGCAATAGCCTTATTGAACGCTTCCGCTTGCTCATGGCCCGCGTAGACTTGGTGCGCGAATAGGTACGCCGCCGCAGCGGTAGCCGTCAATGCTAGGCCAACCGGGGTTAGGACAAGGCCCATAAAGTTAATACGCTCGCCCAACACCATGAGCGAACCAGCAAAGTTTTTCCAGCTTCCTTGCGAGGCCTCATGAGCCAACACTAGCAACTCGCGGCGCGCGGCGGAAGTCTTAAAGCCAAGCTCCTCTGTGTGCTTACTGGCTTCTTCAATCTTGCCGATGTACGTAGAAACCGAGCCCGCAATACCAAGCTGCGCGGCTTTCATTTGCAAAAGCTCCGCGCGCGTCTTACCCGCTTGGTCCGCTGTGCGGGCTAGCTGCGAAACGAAATTATTAATTGCCCGTGCGGAGGCATTAGAGCCGCTCTGTGTAGCCTCTGCGATAGCGTCCTGTGCAACCTGTACGCGTCGCGCGGCTTGGTCCTGCGTTTGTTGGAACGCCTCAGCGGAGCGACGCGCCCTGTCTAGCTCCGCCGTGTAGCCGGAGGCGTCCGCAGTGATTTTAACTGTGGTACGGTTATCCGCCATTGTTTACCACCTCCAATATTTTCTCCGATACCGCCGCGCCAGCCTCTACCCGTTTAGCCTCGTAGGCGGGACGAATGAACGGCTTAGCCGCCATTTTTGAGGTACCGAATTCCAGTAGCCGCGCGTACCAGGCATCTTGATTGATGAACACCGAGTAAGTGGCAATCTCTCCAGTTACGGAGTCCTCAGGGATATAAGCGGTCTTAATTGCGTTCTCTAACGTACCGGTACGGTAGTGCGGCATAGCCCGTACCTTGATTTCCCGGTAAAACACAAAAGCCCCGGCTAACGCACCTTTACGTAGCGCAGCCTCTGTAGTGGCTTGCGCTGCATTTTCTAGTACGTCAGTCAGGGCGTTTGGATTTTGAACGGTGAATGATGATCTGTTTGTTGCCACTCTTTCTAGCCTCCGTGAGGTTGACGCCAAATAGGGCCGCGATGTTCTCAGCCGGAGGCGGGGCCTCGTCTACTGGTTCCTTAGCCCACGGGATAAAATCAAGAGGCATGTACGGCTTGGTATCCTTGCCGCGATTGACGTTAGCAACAACACTCGCCACCGTGCCTGTGCGGAGGTCGTCTATACGTTCTCCGAATGGTTCTATGGAGTAGTACGCTACCCACTCGCCAAACTCGGCACTAGACATGACGCTCTGTAACTCGTCTACCGTCCTACCCATTTTTAAAGCCAGCCGGAACCACATTAGGCGTTCCGGGCTGGCCCTTAGTTTTTTGCCGCTTCTTCCTGCGCAGCCGCACCAATGCCGTTTACCGCCATGGCGTGCTTAGCCACTTCACCAATAGCGTTTGCATCTGAGTCCTGGATTGCGGCCACGTCCTCAGCGGTAAACATTGGCTTATGTTCATCGTCCACAACCGTAGCGGCAACAATAGCCGCCTCAAAATGGGACGTTGATTTGTCGCCCGCCTCAATGATCTTGTGGAACTCGTCCCGAGCCTTGCCCGTAAGCACGCGGAATTTCACAACAGCGCTGAGTGCCTTAACTTCGATCTCTTTAACTTCCGCACGGACGGCGGTAAGGAATTGTTCTTTATTCACTAGGTATCCTTAGTATCTGGAGGCCGGAGCCTCCCGCGTTGTGCTAAAAGTTAGGGAGCTACCGTAACGGTGATATCGCCGGTAATAGAGAGCGCGATATTGCCCGTGTACACAGAGTCAACCTTTGCGCCAATCGGGAACGTGGTTACGAATGCATTAAAGGCCAACATAGAGCCGTCCGAAAGGGTCACCTTAAAGCTACGTTCCGTGCCGTCTTTCTTAGCCGCGAGCAATGCAGCGTGCGACGCTTCTTTGAGGTTAATCTGAGTGGCTAGGGTCACCGTACCCCAATCCTGGAGACCAAGACGCCGCTCCTTAGCTGTGGATTCCAGTGTAGTAACGTCAATCTCCGCCGCCTTGCCGTCAAAACCGGAAATGTCCGATACGTTGGTAACGTCAGTAAAGCTAGGCGTACCGGACGTGCCGGTGTCAAGCTCAATCTTGGTGCCTTGGGCCGAAAGTGCCGTAGAGGTCATGTGTAGTCCTTAAGAATAGGTGACTGAAAAATCTAGCGTTGAGCCGTACAGAAGGGTATCGGGCTCATACGTGCTAACCGGACCTCCGATAGGCACGGCTTTAACGGAGGGATTTACTAGCGCTTGGAACGCCTCCTCCATGAGGGCCGCAGCACCGAGCCGCGTATTGGCCCATGCTGTGACTTGCACGCGGACGTTACGGGTTGTGGGCGTTGCCGCGTCCACCGTTGCGAACGATTGCCCGCCTACAGCTTGGTACGTGAGCCAAGGGGCGGGCGTATGAGCCGGGGCTACGTCAGGATAGACGGAACCATTAGCCAGCCCGCTTAGGGCTGCGTACACGATTTGCTCAACCGACATACGTTAGCCTCCTTGGTTAGCGTTCTCCGTTACTACGAGGTCCGTGTACTCACGGGAGGCCGCGTTAGGCATAACGGAATTAATGTTAAAAATTTGTCCGTCCGCGCTAAGGGCTACAACACGGTCACCGTTGGTAACGTCCGTGCGGTATCGAATGCGGATAGAGCCCGAGGCTACATCAACCGAGGTACCGCCCGTAACTTTCTCAACGCCTTTAAGCTGGAGGACAGCGCCCCACACTTGGGCGTATTCCGTCCATGTGTTTGTAGGCTGGCCTAACGCGTCCTTTCCCGTCTTGCGCTGCAAACTGAGGCGAGTACTTAGCGTACCGGCACGGAGGCCGGTTACGACTCGCTTAGATGGTCTGCGCGATACCATTACGCTAATGCCGGGTCACGGTCACGGGCGAGAATGGAAACCACAGCGGGGCCAATTGGATCATTAGCCCCTTCCCGATCCTCATACAGGGATGACAATACGAGGAGGGTTGCGGTTTGAATGCGCGCGGGGTACGGCGTGGTTGTGCCGTCATACGGCGGAGGGTCAGGCCACTTTAGATAGCTCGCCACAATGTCACTTGCGGCGGCCACCATCGTGGTTAGCTCTGTGTCGCTATAGTCGTCGTTAAGACGTAGCTGAGCCTTGGCTTGGTCTAAGGAGATAATGCTCACTCCGCGCTACCTCCGTCATCCGTTGTTGCGGGCTCAGCCGTGGGCGTGCCCTGTGGCGCATTTCCAGCCCCTCCAGCGGGTTGCGGAGGTGCGGCCAAGGGGTTTGTCTTGTCGCGCTCCGCGAGGGCCGCAAGGCTGTAATTCTGCTGTTGCAAGTACGGCGTATCCCCGCCCTCAACCGGAGGGAGACCAACAGTAGCGCGGGCCTCGTTGGGCTTCATGTAGCCCGCCCCGATTGCTTGCGCGTTAGCCGTGTGCTGTGCGGACTCGTCCATACGCATGAGGCCCTTGGTATCGAACTTGAGCGAACTATCATCGGGGAGGTTAAGCCCGTCATCTAGCAATAACTCGATTGACTCCAGGTACGCTTGCAAGCAATCCGAGTAATACATGGACTCATAGATTGCCGAGCTATTAGCCGTGCGTGCGCCGCCGTCAAGGCCGATTTTGTGTCCCGGTACGTGAAAGCATCGCGCCACGTCTTGCGCCGTCCATTGCAATTGCTCAATGGTTTGTGCGTCCGCGCCGCTCATGGTCATATGGGTAAGCGTAAGGCCGTCACCGCCGACCATGACTTTACCGGCATTGTTGCCGCTATAGCCGCTCTCTACTTGTGCCTTAAGACGCGCCGCCGTGTCGTTGCTGATAGCAGCCGGGGCGGACATGAATACAGAGGGGCGGGCCGCGTTGCTAAAGAATGCCGCGCTATTCGTGGAGATTGCGTTAGACAACGTAGCGGAGGACGCGCACGCCGCGATAGGAGTCATGCCAATGAGCGGGTGCCAAGAGGTCATACCCCTGTCATGAATCATATCCCGCGCGGGGACTACCCACGCCTCCAAGGGGCTAACCTGTAGCGGGCTCATGGTGATTTGATAAAACACTGAGCCGTCCGGGGCTACCAAAGGTACAACGTACCGAGGATTAAGAACGTCCATTTGGATTACTACGCCCATGCTGTTGCGCGTAAGCAGTACAAAGGCGTTGCCGTGGGTTAGCTTGCTTCCTACCCAGGTCTTAAAGAATTGGAACCGGGTTTGATACGGGTTAGGCTTACGCAGTACGTTTGTGTATCGCGGGGCCGTGGACTCTTGCCACACGCCGTCAATTAGCTTTACGTATTTTGTGCGGAGCTTGGCTACGTCAGAGGAGATAAGGTCTACGCACGCGAACACGGCGGAGCTAGCCAGCATTCCGTCTCGCGTAGTGAGTGACGAATTCTGTTGCCATGCACCCATGAACGGCTCACGGATAAATCCGGCTGAGCCACTAGACGCTATGGCGGTACTCCCCACGGGTAACGCGCTACGTTTGAACTTCCGCAGACCATCAAGAGCCTTGGTTACGATACTCGCCATTAGGCCTCCTTACGAGAACGGCCACGGCGCGGCGTAGCCGGTTGCTCCGCTGGCTCACTTGCTTCCGTGTGCGTCTTAACGTCACCCGCGATACAGAGCAAGCGGGCAAGCGCTACATGCATATCTACTACGTCACCCGCGTTAATCACGCGGTCTAAAACTACCCTCCGAAGGGCTTTAACCTTTACCAACATATAAAATCCTTTGAAGGGTACCCACCCTCCTAAGAGGGTAGGCACATGTGTTAGTACGTCTAAGTAAATTACTTGTACTTATCGGCACCCGAGATTTTCGCTGCGATACCAGCGCGG